CGTTGTCTATCACTGATACCTTCATAGAACATTAAATATACACCATACTCTAGTGACATTCAGACCAATCCTTCCCTATCCTATAATCACCAGCCAGTGGCATGATACAAGACAGTCTTTCTCCGGCTTCTTTAATTGCTTCACATCCTAATATACCCACTTGTTCGGCAATATCTGGATCAGCTTCAAGCTGCCATTCATCATGTACCGTAGCCATAAGTCCCCATTTACCTTTATACTTAGATAATTTATGCATAAAAATACAAAGAGCTAGCTTCATAATAATAGCTCCATCCCCTTGCAGTTGAACATTTAAACCTACATGGTTAGATCTACACGGTACTTCTCTTCCATCTAGTAAGGTAATTGTTTTCTTCTTGGCTACTTGATAGGCACAGTTATCCATTACAGCTTTAATAGCGGGTAGGTTATTAAAGAACTTAGCCTTTAGTTTACTACCAGCATAAGCATTCTTACCTACAATCTGACCAATCTTTTCATTACCTGCTCCATAGATTAAGCCATAGAAGAATGTCTTAGCTTGATCTCTTGTAGATAAACCAGCCGCCTTACGGTTTGCTTCATGAATGTCATCATGTAGAATAATTTTACCATAATCCATATTGTCATGCGGTGCCATTCTATTTGCTAACATCCTTGCCTCTAAACCAGCAGCGTCAATACCAACCTGAACCCAACCATCTCTTGGTTTAAACAAAGCTCTTGCTCTTTTATCACCAGACACTTGTTGCATGTTAGGTTGGCTAGCAGTCATGCGACCTGTTACTGTACCTTGTACATTTACATTGCCGTGTATTCTACCATCCCGAGAAGCAGTAGCTCTTTTAATCCAATCAGATACTTGTCCTTCTAACTTAGATATATCAAATTGTTTAACAAGTTGTTTAGCTTCTGGATAATTTAATTTCTTTAACACTGCTGCATCTACTTTAGGATTACCTTTTTCTGTTAAGGGCGGTTGCCATCCATACTTAGTAGACAATCTTTCAGCTATTTGTTTTCTAGAACCAGGATTAAACACAGTTACTTTATCTTTTAATCGTTTACCTGTTTTCTCTGACCATCTTTCTTCAACAATAGGCGGAAATATCTCACGCATCTTGTCATCGATAGCTGCTTTCTCTGCTAGTAACTCCATCTCTAATTGTTCAGCAGCTTCAAGATCAAAATTAAATCCGTTATCTATTTGTTGTGCAATAATCTTAGTTGTTAAATGTTCTAGCTTAATATTCTTTTCATAAATATTTCTGAACTGAGACTGTTCTTTATAGATACCAAGGTTTACCTTAACATCTTGAAGACAATACTCCAACATTTCTTCACAAAAGTAATCAAAGTTATCATACTCTATCTTTTCTTCACCGAGATGTTTACCCCAGTGTTTGAGAGAGTTACCACCTAGTGGATGATTGTATGGATCAGGATACATTAAGCGAGATACAATTAAAGTATCATGTGCTTCAGTATCTATAGTACCATACAATCTTTCAAGGAAAGGTATATCAAACATAACTATATTATGACCTATAATTAAGTCAGCTTTGCGCAGTGCTTCAACACCTTCTTTAATACCTGGTCCAACGTATGCATTCTGTTCACCAGAATCTACATCTATTGTACAAAGACAATAAACTTTAGTCCCTTCGGGGACTGCATTACCTTTACCGTTTATTATTATTTCATTAAGACCGTCAGTCTCAATATCAAATACTAACCTTTTCATTTTAAACTCCTACATTTTTAATCGCCTGTTCTAAAGTCTTACTGTCTTCAACATTAAGAAAATCTTGAAGTGCTTTGATACTATCTGTAGTATTATATAACATATCTTCAAAGTAAATCTCATGAACATATCCACGAAACTTTGACAAGTACCATTCAATAGCAGTGTAGTATAACCTGCGTCGGTTACCTATCTCTTCTAATGTAAAGTGCTTTAACCTTTGAAGAGCAACGTCTCTTAGTTCAGACTCATTTGCTACTTCTAATTCTTGCTTAAGTAGTTTAAGAGAGCTTCGATCTTGACGCTTAGCATCTCTTCTTCGACATATAATCATGTGTGTTACTACGTTCATGTCTGCAAGTGCTAAGCTTTCTCCGAATAACTTAACTGCTTTACCTTCATACTTATTCTTAAACCCGCCTTCATTGGCTGCGTCTACTTGATCAGCAAAAGGTAAATCATAGTAACCCTTGGGGTTACCTGAGACAATGGGAAAATCCTCATGGAATTTCTCACCGACTACAGGCACCCCAAGGATGTCTAAGGTTTGCATAACTAAACTAGTACCAGATCTTGGACTGCCTGTTACTATTATCATAAGTTTATTAACACCTTGCCTTCGTCATCAAGAGCCCAATTAAGTTCTGTTAACCTACCAGTCTCATGATCAAAGTAAAGACAGTCAGCTACACCAGCTTTACCAGTCAATCTATTCTTCAGTACTCTGACTGTTGTAGTGTTAGCTGTCTTTGGATCTGGATTCTGCCTGTCTCGTTCCAATCCGATAACAGTATTAGGAACACTAGACAATGAACCAGAACCTCTTAAGTCTTGGAGAGTAATCCTATCACCCTCTTCATAAGCTTTGTTAGTTTTCTTTAGCTGAGATATCACATCAATACGAACTCCAGTTCTAGATACTAGATTTCTTAGTTCTTTCATGATGTTGTCAATTAACAATCTTTCTGATGAACCACCATCATAGTCCTGCTCAGCACCCATAAGTCCTGTTGCTGCAGCTGTGATATGATCCAACACAATTACATCTACACCTAGAGATACAGCCATGTACTCCATCCTTGAGCATAGATTCTTTAATCCATTGTTACCCAAGTGATCGTAGATATAGAAGTTAGTTCCATTCAATTCCTGTCTTGCTTCTGCATACTCTTCGTCAGTCAAGTCATCAATGATACTTACTTCAATTGGTTCTTGTCCTAACTTAATACGCAAGTCATTCATCATACGCTTAGCTCTGATAACTCTAACAGGTTTGTTAATCATTAGTGAAATCATATCATCCATAGTTTCTTGTGGTGCTTCTTCTAACATGATTGCACCAACTGATCTACCATTGTCTAGGTGATCATGGATTAACTCACGAATAATAGTTGACTTACCTGACCCAGTACCTGATGCCCATAATGTAATCTCACCACTTCGTTGACCTACTAAGAAGTCAGTCAAGGAAGGGAATGGGAACGGATACACTTGTGCTGTATTGTTCATAGGACTATCAATGTTTGCAACATGGAGAATCTCATCTGGACTATACCGTTGTGCTTCCCATACTGCAGTAACTACTGCTTGAGAATCATTATTAAGTAGACATTCATTCGCATCCTTATAAGGTAGTGTAGCAATCTTACACTTTTCAGGTGGAAGGAACTCGGCTACGGCTGTAGCTGCATCTCTACCTGCATCATCGTTATCAAACATCAATACGATTTCTTGATATCCACTTACAAATTCTAAGTTATCTTTAATTGCTTTGACTGCACCAGCTGCACCGTTAGGTAGACTAACAACAGCCCACTTGTTATTGAACAGTTGACTTACTGTCATACAATCATACTCACCTTCAGTAATGACAACCTTCTTACCACCATTCTTCCATAGGTGTTGACCCCATAGCGTGGGACTAGATGCATCACCAATCCATCTAAAGGTTTTGTTCGGACCTCTTAGATGCTGAGCTACAATTACTCCGTCACGATAGAAGGAAGCGATCTCAGCTTTCTTTCCATCCTTAGCTATAGTTTCATAGCCATACAGTCTCATTGTCTTCTCATTAATACCCCTGTTCGCAACAGGATTACCATGATAAAACTTATCTATTGAGACAGTTTCTTCTTTCTGCATAGGTTTTCCTTTTTTACCTTCTCGATACTCACAAGCAAAACAATACTTATGACCATCATCATATACCGCTAAATTATCACAGGAAGTGTCCTGCCCACGGCTAGCGCAAGCAGGACACTGCTGTCTTTCAATTACCTTAGACATATTTCTCCTTACTTACAGTCTTTTCCACAATCACTCCAAGGCATAGACTTACACATCCAGCACCACATAGGGCGACCGATTAATGCACCTGCCATGAAGACAACGACTGAGTAGAATACTGTACCTAATCCTGAACTTAACATTTCACCCATTAGAACATCTCCTTAATTTTAATGTCGTCATCGTTGACGATCTTCCAAACAATTTTTCCTGCCCAAGCTAAGGATATAGCACCAGTTGCTAATACCACAGGCAGAAAGATCCAGCTAGCATAAGTAGCTAACGCATAATTTATTAAGACGAAGAGAATTCCTCCAATAATTGGACGCATACCCATTCGACCACCAGTAAGAACCAACAAAGCCATACCACATAAGGTACAAATACCTCCGATCCAGCCAAGCATAGGGCTGCAACTTGACACCGGAGTAGCCATTGTTTCATTACTTATTTCTCCTATTGTAGAAGTAGAAGGAAACCAATCCTTTGAAGAAGAGCAACCCAATACTAAAACAAATAATACAATGTAAAATACTTTCTTCATTCGCCAGCCTCATCATCAATTACTTCACTTCCATCTTCTTTTATTCTTATGTCTGTCAACCTATATCCTCCATTGATATTATTACAGATCTTGGCATACAGTTGATATCTCCCAACTGTTTATCATCTCCTAAAGAGCTAGCTATTATTACATGATCATTAGTACTATATACTATCCAACCTATTGTTGTAATCTTTGCAGGCTCAAGAGCCCTAGCATCTTCAGGAAACATCCAAGTTTCTTCTGGTCTGATTATATCAAACCACTCCAATTTAACTAGTCTGTACATCCTCTACCCCTAATATAAAGTAACCATCTTCACCTTCAGATGCCCATGATTTTGTAGCATAGACTTCAATGACTTGTTTATCATCTTCCCATACCCAACCATTTAATGAATCAAAAATAGCTTTAATAAAATTATCGATGTCGGCACGAGGTGTTAACAGCTTAGTTGTTTTTGGTCTTGTTATATATAACTCAAGGTCAACCTTAAGTAAAGATGTGCTTGGTTCATAGTTATCACCAATTACTTCTGGAACAAGATCAATCATTGCCGTTCTAAATTTCTTATACGCCCCTGCAAAGTAAGCCCCGTGCTTTGATACACGGGGTCTACTTGCAGCGATGGGACTAATTGGAAAGTTCCACTCCATTAGAATGGAATGTCGTCTGCTTCAGCAGGCTGAGTTTGATCAGATGTTGGTGGCTCATATTCTGAACCATCAAAACCTCCCTCAACTGCAGAAAATCCACCTGAGTCTGTAGCATTCTTCTCAATGATTTGAACACCATTAAGATAAATACTCATGCTGTTATCTCTATCGAGAACAGTTGGATTCAAACGCAAACGAACCTTGTCACCACCGAATGGGGTAGCCTTCGTCTCGTTGGAAAGAGCGTCACGACAGGGGAAAGTTTCAACGCCTTTCTTAACAAAGATTTTAGACTTAACTTTGAGTAATGTATTACCATCATCATCAGTTCTTAAACCATTAATCTTAGTTGCTCCAGATTCTTTCTGGATTTGCTCAAGCTTATCTTGAAGCTCACTGTCTACTTTAACAGTGATATTATGGTTTGCGGAATCAGCACCAAACTTGTTGTCTGGTCTGTGAAGATGACCGTATACTACTTCTACGGTGTCAGTTACGAACTGTTTAATTTTATTTGCCATCATATTGATCTCCTTCTTTTGATCTGACCTTTCGAATAAAACATTTTCCATATTATACCATACAATTTTAAATTGTCAATAGTATTTATTAAATTATTTACATTAATTCTAACACAGGTACACCATCTATAATTAAACCTGCAGCAATCACTGGTTTACTTAAATGATTCTTAGCATAGTTCATTGCTCGATGATGTGTATCTACACCACAGCCTACATTCATACCAAAGATTCTTTGAGTAGGTGACTGTAATACCTGTAGCATAGCGTTACTATGAACATGACCCATTACTACACTTTGTCCTAGCTTCATAGCTGCACTATAAGCAGGGCGTTGACCGCCTGCTCCAGTACCGTGAGTGTACATAACATCATCAACCATAAATGAATAGTCCCACTCCCAATTAGGGGTATCGTATAGATCTTTATAGTCTACAAGATACATCGAAGGGATACCCGCAGTAGCTGACAAACGATGTACTCGTTCATCATGGTTGCCAATGCATACCATAGCTTCAGGGAACGCTTTCTTCCATGCCTTCATCCCTTTGACTGCTTGTTCGTGTTCATCTATAGCTGAGGGTAACTCAGGATTCTTTTGATGAAACGAAATAGAGTGGTGATCAAGAACATCACCAATGAATACAGTGGTATCAGTCTTGTACTTTCTCTTTAATCCTTTACAGAATTGTAAGTAATCGGGATGAATAGCAGGTAAATGTAAGTCTCCAATACATAATACTCTAGCCATTCTTTAATCTCCTATTATAATCATCCTTCCATTGTTGAGCAATACAAGGTAAGTCTTTTCTTACCCGAGTCTCTTCAATAGGATAGTGATTGTTTCCTTTAGGATCATGGTGCCACTTAACATGATACGCCTCGATTGGTAAGTATACATTTAGTTTTCCAGCAACATGATCGTGTTGTATGTTATTCATTATCTACTCCTCTGGTACAAATATATCCAATTTCATTTCACAATCTTTAGAAACTCCAGCCTCTGAAAAATTTTTCACCAAATTTTCCATAAAGGTAGCAGCAAATAACTGCGAAGGGAATGATATATCTATATGTTTTCTGTATCCACCTTTCTTGGCAAGTTCAGTAAGATACGTTATGTTAACTTCCATGTCATGTTCAGAATCTATAATTAGATGCGTCATCATGAGAAGAAATAATCCGATAGTAATACTAGTGCTATATCTAAGTCACCAGTAGGTGGTGGTGCAGGTAATATCTTGCCTATATTTTCCTGAGTTTCTAATTGAAACTTCACCAGCAAGTTTTCTTTATGCATGTTATAAAACTCCTGTCTAATAGTATTTCGCATTACTCCAACCAATGGAGCGTGGCATCCATACGAATCGTGAATCATTGAAAAATCTTTAAACCCTACTAGGAGTAAAGATACAATAGTTAAAAACATATGAGCTGCATCTAATGAATGAATATAGTTAGGTGGTATCGCTTGCTTAACAGCACGAGTATCTACCTCATTAGTTCTATAAAAAAATTGCAGTTCTTTATTGTTAAATAACTTAGCTAAGGATCTTCTTGATCCTGTTGTAGTGTATACATGTACTACTTTAAATCCAGATGGAGTAGTCCATGTTAATTGTTTATTATTATCTGCGGCTTCAGCAGCTAATATCTTAAGGTACTCTTTACCTTTGTTAGGTTCTTCAAGTGTTGTGTCAAGCCCAGCTTGAATAGCACGGGACAATTCAACAACAGCTCCACCTCTTTTTTCTTTAGGTATCCAATCAACGTGACCTTCAGATCTAGTATACTTTTGTATACCATAGAAAGTTAAGCCATATGAATCACACATGGTAGATCTTTTAGTTACATCACGAGTAATACCTTCACTCCAATGTTCTAAGAACATCGGATAATATTCGTTTTCATTTTCTTTTAGTTTACAATAGTCAGTAGTTTGGTCA